CGGAGCTGAACAGGCTACGTTGCCATAAAAACCGCAGCGTACCTCGTATGCATCTGCCGTGCTTTCGCGCAACATGTTGCTTCCATCAAGGTCAAGAATCTGTGGAGCAGCACCCAAAGAGTTAAGGCTCCATGTATCAAGCTGAAGACCCCATGCAACGTCTGGCTGACAGTTTACATCTGGAATAACGTCAACTGTTCCCGCTGGTCCGTGAATCTTCATGGAAGAAAATCCAACCGACGCATCAGAAGAGCTTACCTTGTCATACTGCACCTTAGAGCCCAGAGCTTTTTCAAGCTGTGAGTAATTCTTGTAGTGCATCATTACGTGGCTAGGTGTTCCGCCGTTACGTGCTGCAAGGCTAAGTCCTTCAATCAGCGCTTCCTCAATTGGAAGAGCAGAGCCGTCATAACGGTTACCGCCCAAACGACTAACGTCAGTTGTTCGGGTTACGTTAAAAAGACTAGCGTTGTCTGAATCAACAACTCGTGGACACCATGCTTCAAGACCGGAAATCTTTGCATTAATATCGCCTAGCTGACAAAGGACATCTCCAGCAACAGTTGCCGAATCGCCGGTAACAGTGATGGTTCCTGCTGAACGGTCAACCGCTGACACAACGATTGATGCGTCATGGGCATCAGCGGAGTCAGGCTTATTATACTTGGACTCTGTTGATGTTACACTTAACTCATCGAAGCTCGCAAGCTTCATCCCAACTTCAAAGTTGGCGGTGTCTTCTGAGTTTGTCAGAGTAATAACATGGGAAGTAATGCCGCTTACCTGACCAACTGAGCCAGTTCCATCACGGTACATTGCAACAGCCATAGAGCGCTTCAGTGCGTGAACTGCACCGTCAACTTCCATGGTTGCGTAACGAACAAATGCGTCAGCGTTGCCAGCGGATGCACGAATTGCTTCGTGGGTAATGCTTGCGAAAGAATAATCACGAACACGGGTCAGCAAAAACTGCTGAACACTTGAAGCGTTTGAGTTGTCTTGGCCGTTTGCAAAAACAGCACTTCGGCGCTGTGGTCCGCTTACGATAATTGGAATCGGCATATTCTCGCCGCCAAAGCTTTCATACTTAGGCATGAGTGCCAAGAGAGGGTTATTCTTGTAGACCATCTCTTTGATTCGTTGTGGTTTATAATGCTCTTTTAGAGCTTCGGTAACCAGCGTTTCGCCGCTGTTTCCTGTGCCTGCCGCTGTTGTTGAAAATACACCAATTGCCATTGTCTTCGCCTCGTATAGTTACAGCCCATCAATTCCCATTTAGAATTTGCGCCATGCGCTGAAGAGATTCGGCTCGTGAGAGCATACCTCCATCGCGCTCGGTCGTTTGGGCCGAGTTTTTGTTACTTAAAGTTTTTGGCCCGCCGTTATTCGCTGGAGCCGCTGCTTCTTGAGACGCTTCTTGTTCGGCAGGAGCTAATTTAGCTTTCCACCGCTCTTGTAGCTTTTGTGCACCAAAATAGTGTTCGGCCTCTTGTTCGTAATGGTCCTCAACTATTCTAGCGGCGTCGGAGTATTCCATGATTTCTTTCGACTTGATGTAATGCTGCTGCATTACCTCCGCGACTAAATCATATGCCCCCCGATGCTTAACTAGAGCATACTGTTCGTCATTATCAACAAAGTTCTTTATGTTGTCAACAAGTGTTGCCTTGGCTCTATCAAGCCGCTTTGTCTCAGCATCTCTTCGTTGCTCATCATACGCGCCTTCAATCTTTTCAAGACGCGCTTGCAGCTTTTCATTCTGCAAACGAAGCTGCTGCTCTTCTGTCGGATTGCCTTCATTGATGACTTGCTGCGTTAAGTCATCATAGCTGATTCCAAGCTGCGAAAGCAGTGCTGCTGGGTTCTCTTTTGCCAGTCTTTGGATTTCTCCAATCTGACCTTGAGAGCCTTCAAGCTCTGCAATTCTTGCTTCCATCTGCTTAACGGAAGATTCTCTTTGACGCAGTGCGCGTTCTTTTTTTGCAATTGCAGCAAACTGCCGAGAGAAGTCTGGGCGCTCTTCTGCCTGGACCTGCTCTTCTGCTTGCTCTTCTGCTGCTGATTCTTCTACTGCCTGCTCCACAACTTCTTGTGCTGGAGCTTCTTCTACTGGTGCCGCTTCTTCTGTCATATTCGCTTAACCCCTCTAGTTTGTTATTGGATAGGAGCAGCCATTTGCTCGGCTGCAACTTCATCCGGTCCCATGTTTGCTGGTGGAGCACCCATTTCGGGTCCTCCCATTGCTGGCGCTGGCGCAGTTGCCCCCTGTGCCATCGTCGAAAGCATGTCGATAGCCTCCTGCATAAATCTTCGCAGAAGGTCCAAATTCTCTTCAGGTGCATTGTTGATTTTCGCTCTCAAATAAGCACTTTGAATCATTGCAATCGCCATTGCTAAGTTCATGAATGGCTCTGGCGGATGGTATCGACCGTGTTCAACCATATCTTCAATCATAAGCTTGATTCCGTCTGAAGATGCTGTTGCCAACTGGTTCACTGCCTCTAAATCCGGGTAATCCAGAAGACCACGAGCCTCTTGATTATCAATCATTCCGGCCTGTACCATTTCAATGACCTTCTGGAGCTTCGCCGCTGGTGTTGTAGGCAAAAGTGAGGTTGGGTAGACCTTCATCACATACTGGTCTCGCTTTAAATCAATATCGGACCATTTTATGGACTGTATGTCTTTATCCCCATGACTAAGCACCTCGTAGGCATTTCCTTCCTTGGAAATCTCTCTAGCAAGCTCAATCATCTGCTCAGCAGCCTCTAAGAACAGTTTTTCGTAATGCTGGGCCACAATCATAAAGCGCTCGGTCTCAATGTCTTGAAATTCACGCAATGCAACACCGGAATCGAGTCCAGAAGGCTTTTTGGACTGAGCAGCAAGCTGAGAAATGCCCGCAATCTCATATGCACGCGAATACAGCCTGTCTAGGTGGGCAAAAACCTCTGGAGAGGTTGTTCTTGGTGCAACCATCTGCGGAGGCGTCCCATTGTACTTAACAATTCCCCAAATTTCATTATTTAGGTGTCCTGGAACAATTTCGGACCCATTTTCAATGAAGACCTTTGGGGTAGCGAGGTGCATCTGCTCTTGAATCATAGATAGCAAATTATTGATTTCTAGTTGTAATCCTGTGAGCTGCTCAGCAAGCCCCTGCCCCCAAAAGCCCATTAATCGGTTCGACCAGCGAATAAACACGAAAGGAAAATCACTTCTTTCCCATGGCTCGTCTAAAAGTGTGCAATTTTCGATTGCAATGACTCTTCGCCCATCTCCTGCACCCTGATAGCAGGGCAAGTGCCAAGCTTCGATGCATTCAACTTGCTCAGAAGCCTTATATTCAGAATGTCCCTCTCCGTAGCTCACTGCTTCGTTAATTTTCTTCTCTGCTTCGGGAAACATGCCAACCAAAACGTCTTTGGCCATAATCTTGCGCCGAAACATCTGGCGAGGCTTCGCATACCGAGATTCATGGTCATCAACCAAGATTTCACCCGGAAATACGCGCTCTACTTCAATTTTTCCGTCTCCCTGGTAAATATACATGCAGCCAGTGCCAAAAACACATGCATCCATGAAAACTTGCGGAGCAATCGAGTAAATGTCGGTTGCATAAAACTGACCATCGGTAAAACGCTCCAAAAGCTTAGCTTTCTTCTGCATGGACCAATTTCCGCCATGAGTAAGGTATGTAGCTCTTGGACGAGCCTTGGCAACCTTGGCTGTTACGGTGTCACACATGCTTTGAATGATATTGAGCGTAACCCGGTGGTTTGTGTTTGGTGTACTGCCCATATCACCAAAAGAGGCCATGTCAGTGTAGTGAGCGTTGCCATAAAGAGACATATGAGCAACATTGTCCTGCTCTCTTCCGCTCTGGACACTAACAACCCCAGCAACAGCCGAAAACAGCTCCTCATGAGGCTCTGATTTTTCGTTCCACCAGTAATTTACAATCTTCATTGTCTCGCACCTTTTAGTTTAGTGTCCATCTGTCTTCCCACCATGGGCCTTCCTTCGCACTGCTTTTGGCTAAGGTAGAATCCCACATGCGTCGTTCTTCTTTACTCCAGCCCTCTGGAGTAGTGTCGACTTCTTCTTGAAAGGTATAGTGCCGACTTTCGCGCCACATATAAAGAGCTGCATCACTTAAGTGGTTGTCAAAGCGCCCATCTTCGCGCTTACCTGAGTCATCCCATTGCAAAATATCCCACTCTTTCAGGATTTCTCTGTCGATGATTTTAAGCTTACCTGTCGCAAGGTCATCATTCATCATCTCAATGTAGGTGACCTTGTTTCTCTTCTCAGCAGCTTTTAGCGGCAACCCATGCCTTTTCCTAAATTCCTCAACAATCGATTTACCCAAACCGCCCGTATCCGCCACCAT